TGGCCAAATCGTAGGACAAGGATTCAGTGGAAAGAAAACTCAACTTGGAGTTAAGATGTCAAAGACAGTCAAAAAGGTTGGGTCACTAAACCTTAAGACTATGATTGAAGAGGATAAGTTAATATTTAAAGACTATAATATAATATCTGAACTTACTACATTTATATCAAAGAGTAACTCATTTGAGGCTGAGGAGGGATGTAATGATGACTTAGCAATGTGTCTTGTAATATATGCGTGGTTAGTTGCACAGGATTATTTCAAAGAACTTACTGATCAAGACGTAAGAAAAAGATTATATGAAGAGCAAAAAAATCAAATTGAACAAGATATGGCACCTTTTGGTTTTATATCCGATGGACTTGATGATGGTAGTTTTGTAGACAATGAGGGAGATACTTGGCACGTTGATGAATATGGAGATCGTTCTTATATGTGGGAGTATCGGTGATGAATAATCCATTTAAGAATGTTAGATTGAAAAGATTATTATCAAAATCATTTCCCAATAAGAAAATAACTATCATAGATAACAAAGACGGAACGCAAACAATCTTTATACTCTAATGAAAAAAGATGAAGAGTTTGGTTTTAGTTTAGAACACCTACTCTTTCAAGAAAGAGAGTGTAGGGTATGTGGAGAAACTAAAGATTTAGTTAATGAATTTTATTTAATTCGTAAAAATAAAAGAAATTTTCCATCTGGATATTCTTATGAGTGTAAAATATGCACAGTTAGAAGAATTTTAAAAAATCGAAAGAAAACAAAGACAACAACTGAATGGTCATATCCCGATTGGTGATGTTCATGCATTGTTTCCCCAATGTAAAAGTAGCAAATAATAAATACTTTTAGTAAAATTGAATCTTTTATAAAGAGGAAAAGAAATGTCGCTTAACTTAGTATCTCCTGGAGTCAAGGTAAGAGAAGTTGACTTGACTATCGGTAATATAACTGGAGCTAACGAACAGGTCGGAGCGATTGCTGGCCCATTTGAAAAAGGCCCCATCGATGTACCGTTATTAGTAGAGAACGAACAAGATCTTATAGCAACTTACGGAAAACCATTAACTCAGGACGGACAATTTGAATATTGGATGACTGCATCATCATATCTTTCATATGGTGGTACACTAAGAGTTTTAAGATCCGATAGTTCAAATTTAAATAACGCAAACGCAGGTGTTAGTGTTGCATCAACAACTATTAAAATTAAATCATACGATGATTATTCAGCAAATAGTTACACCACTTTCTATTATGCAGCAAAGAATCCTGGTACTTGGGGTAACGGACTAAAGGTATTCACAATTGATCATTTTGCTGATCAAGTTATAAATGTGGGAGCAGCAGTAACAACTGATATTACAGTTGGAATGGGTGTAACACAGTCAATAAAGGGAAGAGTTCGTATTGGATCTGGAACAACTACATCTTATGGAGATGAGTTTGTAAGAGGTATAATTACTGGAGTTGGTACTGCAGCTGGTCTATCCAGTGACAATGAAATCTCAGTTAAAGTTGTAGATAGAGTAACATCTGCTGGTGTTGTATCAGCAACAGATTATGATGAACTTAAGTTTTTATCATCAACAAGCGTAACTACATCAACATCAAGTAGTGTTGGAATTGGAACAACAGCTGGTGTAATTAACGATGCTAATGATATAACAATTACTGGAGTTACAACTACCTCTGCTGGTGGTGGTATGGATTCAAACATAGCACTTGGAGACGTAGTTACAGTAACTGGAGGAAACTCAAATGTTGCTGCTGGAACAACAGTTATTGCCATTGGTATTGGTACTATTACCGTTGATAAAACAATCACAGGTATATCCACTGCTGGAGATGGTGCAATATTTACTTTCACTAGAACTACATCAAGCAGCAATACTACAAATCTAAATCAAACTTTTGTTATTAATTCAAACGGAGTTGGAATCTCAACATTCACATCAACCACAGCATCTGATTGGTATAACCAACAAACTCTTGGGTTAACCAAAGGTGGTGATGTTTCTTGGAATACAATTGCTGAAAAACCTGGTACTTCTGAATATGCAGAGTCTAGGGGTTCTAAAAACGATGAAATGCACATTGTCGTTGTTGATGAAGATGGAAGTGCATCAGGAATTGCAGGTAACATTCTTGAGAAACATCTATACCTTTCAAAAGCAAAAGATGGAAAGAGACAACCAGCAGAAGAAGTTTACTACAAAAACTTCCTTGCAAATAGATCAGAGTTCATATTTAATGGTGCTCACGCTGGTTCAACAGTTTCTGGACTTACAGCTAAAGCAGGAAATGCTAGTGTTGACGACTTTAACTTAGTTACTGGTGGTGCTTGGGGACAAAACGCTTCTGGAGTTACATTTAATGTTGAAGGTAATAGATCATACGATCTAACAGGAGGTAAAGATTATTCTGCAACTAGTGGTTATGTGATAGACAAGGGTGATGTAATTAATTCATACAACATTCTTAAGAATCCAGCAGAGTATTCAATCAACTTTATCCTACAGGGCCCAAGTGGTGGATCTACAATCTTCGATTCACAGGCAAAGGCATCAGCACTGATAGCCATTGCAAGTGAAAGAAAAGACTGTATCGCTTGTATATCACCACACCGTGCAGGAGTTGTAAATATTCCTAACTCGGATACACAAACAGACAATATAGTGGACTACTATTCTCCACTACAATCATCATCTTATGCAGTATTTGACTCAGGTTACAAATACTCATTTGATAGATTTAATAATGAGTTTAGATATATTCCATTAAATGGAGATATCGGTGGATTAATGGCAAGAACATCAATTAATTCATTCTCTTGGTTCTCACCAGCTGGTGCATCTAGAGGAGCAATTAATGGAGCAGTCAAACTTGCATATAATCCAACACAAGCACAAAGAGATATTATCTATCCGAAGAGAATCAATCCAGTGATTGCATCTCCAGGTGCAGGAATTATTCTTTTTGGTGATAGAACTGGACTTGGTGTTGCATCAGCATTTGATCGAATTAATGTTCGTAGATTGTTCCTTACAATAGAGGATACAATTGAAAGAGCAGCAAGAGATCAGTTGTTCGAATTTAACGATGTAATTACAAGAACAAACTTCTTAAATATAGTTGATCCTTTCCTTCGTGATGTCAAAGCGAAGAGAGGTATCACTGACTTTGTTGTTGTTTGTGATGAAACAAACAATACACCAGACATAATTGATTCAAATCAATTTAGAGCTGATATTTTCGTAAAACCCGCAAGGTCGATTAACTTTATCGGACTTACATTTGTTGCTACTCGCACAGGGGTAAGTTTTGAAGAAGTAGTTGGAAACGTTTAACCCAATAGAGGAAAAAAATTAAATGGCTAACCTAAACATTCCAAGCACTAAAGATAGAACTCTTGATGCATTCAAGGGTAAAATGGTCGGGGGTGGTGCTCGCCCTAATTTATTTGAATGTGAATTATTCTTCCCTGACGATGCAATACCCATTAACTCATCAAAAGATGAAATTGCAGATAAAAGTAGATTTTTAGTTAAATCTGCTCAGTTACCTGCATCAAATATTGCACCAATACTTGTTCCTTTCAGAGGAAGAAATTTAAAAATTGCAGGAGATCGTACATTCGATCCTTGGACAATCACTGTTATTAATGATGTTGATTTTAAAATTAGAACAGCATTTGAAAGATGGATGAACTTGATCAATAAGCATGAAGATAATTCAGGTCTTGTTGATCCGACAGCATATCAAAAAGATTTATTTGTAAGACAGTTAGGTAGATCTAACGTAAGTGGGCCTACTCCTCAAAGTGATGCTCAATTACCTGTTCTTAAAATGTATAAGTTTCACGGAACTTTCCCAACAAATATTTCAGATATCCCTTTATCTTATGATAGTTCTGATACTCTTGAAGAGTTCACAGTAGAACTACAAGTACAGTGGGTTGATGTTCAAGATTCAGAGTCTAAGACACAAATTGGCACAGGATCATAAATAGTGCTATAATAGTAGCAAAACAGTTATACGATGGCAAAACTTTTTGGATTTAAAATCCCTGACGGAGAGGAAAGTAAATCAAAAGGGGTGGTATCTCCCGTCCCTCCAAGCGATGAAGACAAATCGGACTTTTATGTCTCTAGTGGATTTTATGGCCAATATGTTGATATTGAAGGTGTTTATAAGAGTGAGCAAGATTTAGTTCGTAGATATCGTGAGATGTGTCTACATCCAGAATGTGATAGTGCAATTGAAGATGTCGTAAACGAAGCAATCGTTTCTGACTTAGATGATTCACCAGTTGAAATTGAATTATCAAATCTAAATGCATCGGATAGATTGAAAGATTCTATTCGAGAAGAATTTAAACATATCAAATCTCTCATGAACTTTGATAAGAAGTGTCATGAGATTTTTCGTACTTGGTATATTGATGGTCGAGTTTTTTATCATAAAGTTATTGATTTAGATAATCCATCAGAAGGTATTCAAGATATTCGTTATATTGATCCACTTAAAATAAGATTAGTTCGTGAAACAGATAAAACAGGATCGAATAGATTATCACCTTTTGATGTTGCAAAAAATGGAAATGATCCTAAAAGTTCTGCTGCTCCTAAAATAAACGAATATTATGTTTATGATCCAAGTTCTGGAAAGAAAGGTGGAAGTGGAATCTATCCATCACAGAATACAAAAGGTGCAGTTAAAATTGCAAAAGATGCAATTACATATTGCACATCAGGATTAGTAGATCGCAATAAGCAAACAGTATTATCATATTTACATAAAGCAATTAAAGCACTTAATCAATTAAGAATGGTTGAGGATAGTCTTGTAATTTACAGATTATCAAGAGCTCCAGAAAGAAGAATATTTTATATTGATGTTGGTAATCTTCCAAAAATAAAGGCAGAACAATATCTTCGTGATGTTATGAATCGTTATCGTAACAAGTTGGTATACAATGCTGATACTGGAGAGATCAAAGATGATCGTAAGTATATGGCAATGCTTGAAGATTTCTGGCTACCAAGAAGAGA